CTTCTGCTGTAGCATTTCCCTTCTTCCTAGAACGAATAGATTTAATCTTATTTTCCATTGACGTAGCAATACTAGCATCGGGATTAAGTCTCATTGAGTTAAGAGCAATAGTAATACGAGCCATGCGCTCTTCGTCACCAAAGAAGTCACCTGCTTTATCGAAAACGCCCGGCTCTTCTGTCGGTGTTTGCTGTTCTGTAATTTGTTGCTGAGGAACATTTACGTGTGGATTACCACCAATTGTCATGGCAGGGTCTGTCATCAGACTTGGGTCTTGATTTTTAAAACCTAGTAAATCTAACTTATCATCTTCCATGTTGAATAATCCTGACAGACTATTGCTAATATTATTTATCAAACTCATTTAAGTCTCCTAAAACCTAATTGTTAGAACAAAGACTGTAAGCCTTCTCTAATTTTTTTACGCCAATCTTCCTTTTCATCATCCATGCCCATATCTTGCTCTGCAAGCATTCTGTTTTGAGTAGAGAACATATCTGTGCCGTAATCTTGTGTTGCATTGTACATATCAAGTAAGCCCGGATTTGTATCCGATGGAGCGAATAGTTTACCCATAGCCTGTGTGTCAGCAGACATCATGCCTTCACCTGCTACATTAGTATCTTTAACGATAGGTCTTATCTGAGGCTTCTGCAACGAAGCTTGACCCATACCTAAGTTAGGCTGTGTCTGTTGAGGTTGCATAAAAGACTGAAAGATAGAGTCAAACTCATCATCTGACAAGCCACCCTTCGCTTGAGCGCCTTCTAATATTTGTTGTAGGTAGCTCACTACTTACCACCCATCATACTTCCTGCAAGCGTCAGATAATCAAATAGACCCGGGTCTTTAGTATTCGTTTGTGTTTGACCTGATTGAGTAACACCTAGTGCTTGATTTAAGTAACCTAGTCCTGTAGCAGGTGCGCCTGTCATGCCACCGAATTGACCTTTAGCAGCATCAATAAGAGCTTGTTCTAATGCTTGTTGTTGCGTGCCTTGTCTCGCTAAGTTATTAGTAACTTCCTGACCCATGCCGAAGCCTAGGTTAGATAAACTACCCAACTGACCTGCTGCTCCCTGTCTATTCTGAGAGCCTTGTAAACCTGCTGATTGGTTAGCTAATGCTGCTTGCATTTGATTCGATATATCAAATTGGTTAGCTCTTTGGTTAGCTTGGTAAGCCTCGAAGTTCTTAGTTGCATCATACTGACTTGCTGATTGGTTTGCTAAATCAGCTTGCATTCCTGTGCCAATATCAAATTGAGATGCCTGTTGGTTTGCTAGTCCTGCTTGCATTCTGTTTGCTATATCACCCTGTGCGAGTGATGTTGCCCTATCAAATCCACCTTGTCTAAGACCTGCTGAAGATTGAGCTAGTTGTGATGCCACATCTCTTCCCATCTCTCCCATAGCAATACCATGACGAGAGCCACCGAATGCTTTACCTGCTTGAGCTTGTGCGCCCAACATATCTAAACCTTGGTTAGCGCCTCTAAGAATATCAGCTTCATTTGCATCAATTACTTGTTGAGTATAAGGATTCATATAGGCACTCAAGTCTGTACTTGCTACCTGACCTGCCTGTACTGTAGAGCTTTGACCGGTAGGAGCTACCATAGGACTTGTTCCACCATAACCTATGGTAGCACTGTTACCGATGTTTCCAACCATGTTAGGCTGATAGCCAAGCTCACCGGTTGTTGCTAATATAGAGTTATTTATTCCCGTTGCTGCTGTTTGGTTAATATTTGAACCAATTGGTGATTGTATTTGATTGTTTCCTGGTCCTGCCATAATCTACCCCTGATTCCTTGGTCCATACAGGGCATCGTACTGAGCTTGCTGTTGTGGATTCCTAGATGCTAGTTCTGCTTTTGCTTGTTCAAATAGTGGTGCTGATGAGTAACCTTTCATTCCACCGGCAAAAGTTTGAGCTTGTGGCATGCCTTCAAATGCTTGCATTCCTTGTGGAGCTAGACCAAATGCTTGTGCTGCTCCGATGTTAGATTGTGCTGCTGCTGTCTGCGTAGGATTGAAAGCTGCGACATCAGGACCGTAATAAGGCTGATAGCCGATTCTTTGAACATCCTCTGCTCTTGCTAAGTTCCTGACTGAAGGCTCTTTTAGCCAATCAGGTATCTCTGTCTTTTGTGTTGTGCTTCCGCCTTTTCCACCGCTCATCTTAAAACTCCTTTCCTAATGTTACAAGTTGTTCTTTCCAACCAAATTCTTTTAATGCTTTTTTCCATCCCGGTCTACCTGCTAGACTCATTCCGACACAGCCTTGGGCTTTACCCCATTTTACCGCATCTTCGTGCATGTCAGTAATTTGCTCAAGTTTCCCACCTGCCAAGAAGACGTGTAGCACTTTCTTGTTAGGATACACGACTATCTCAGTTACTGCACACCCTTTTGGACCTGACCAAAGTTGCATATTGCCACTGATAACACCATCAACTATGTGAATAAAGCTATGAGTGTTTCCACCTTTATCTAAAGCAGACTCAATCCACTCTCTACATCTAATTAACTCTTCATGTGTACTCATGGGTCAAGTTTAATCTTAACCCATTGACCGTTCTTAGATACCACAGGACACTCATTAACCGCATCCCACATTAAAATACCATCCTCTGATGCTGATTGCGTACTATCCTTGTATCTTAATTTATCTCTAGTTCTCATCAGAAATGAGTTCATTCTTTCACCCCAATTCTTCCAATCTGCTCCTAATGGAGGTGGTGGAGTTGGTATCATCGTTTTCCACCTATTCTTGCTTCAATTCTCATAGTACCTGCACGCCAACAAGCAAGACCATTGCCTTCAACTCTCATTCTAATTTGTCGTCCTGTAAACCGAACATCTGTAGGATTTGTTAATACATACGGACCATGTGATGATTCAGCAGCATTAGGGTAATTCCTTGTCTTGAATGTTATGCTAACTTCGCCTTGTATTCTCTCGTCAGGTATAAGGCTAGTTACTTTCATTAGATTNATACCATCCTCTGATGCTGATTGCGTACTATCCTTGTATCTTAATTTATCTCTAGTTCTCATCAGAAATGAGTTCATTCTTTCACCCCAATTCTTCCAATCTGCTCCTAATGGAGGTGGTGGAGTTGGTATCATCGTTTTCCACCTGCACGAGCTTCAATCCTCATAGTACCTGCACGCCAACAAGCAAGACCATCGCCTTCAACTCTCATTCTAATTTGTCGTCCTGTAAACCGAACATCTGTAGGATTTGTTAATACATACGGACCATGTGATGATTCAGCAGCATTAGGGTAATTCCTTGTCTTGAATGTTATGCTAACTTCGCCTTGTATTCTCTCGTCAGGTATAAGGCTAGTTACTTTCATTAGATTGTCGCCATTTCCTAAACTAATAGGACCTGTCTCAGCAAACGGTGATAAAGTACCATGTTGAAAACCGGACTCTTGATTGTATAAGTCTGCATCTGAGTCAGCCCAAATAGGAGTATCAAATGTACCTCTATCAATTCCGGCAGTTCTTTCTAGTTTACCTACGTTCCAATGACCTTCTTTATAGTCATAAGATACGTATGTATCATTCTCTATCGCTCCGTCAGATGGATAAAACCACCATATCTCACCAAATTGAGAGTTATGTACTGCAAATGCTTTACTAATTTGATTTCGGTTTATATCACAGAAGATGTAATCAATAACATCACACTTTACCTCTTTAGCTACTGAGCCATCGAACATAAAGAAGCCTTTAGCGCCCATCCAAAAAGCACCCTCATCAATTGCTACTGCTGATTTACGGGAGATAATGCCACAAGCTGTGCCGACACGCTCAAAACCATATACAAACGGTGGTCCTGAGTAAGTGGCAATATGAGCATCAGTATCTGTCAGGATAAGAGTTCTACCTCTCATTCGTAAACCACACATAATCTGCCCGGTTGTCTGTAATTCAAAGTCACCTGCCTCATTTGTGGCTAACGGTGTCCAAGTTGTATTGTCTTCTCTGTCACACCAAGCTACCAATCGTGGATTGCTGCTTGCTCCTAAAGCAAAAACAAAACGCTCTTCTGTTACTACCATTCCTTTATTGCCGGTTGGAGCGCCTGATAAAGCTGTTGGCAGGGTTGCTGTATTTAGCGTCCACTCGTATATCTTTCCGTCTTTAGACGAACAAGCAAGTAAATTCTCACCCCAATTGTCTATTGACCAAGTAGTAGCCTCTTGGTATATTCCTGATGATGTTCTAGCAATACCATAGTTATCTGTACCGTAGAAATCTCCGCCATAAGATAAGTTCACTGTTGCATCTTCATGTCCAACTGCTAGACCCGTAGGTGTAATATCAGCCACTGTTCCTGACGCATTAATATAATGAAGTTTTGCGTGAGTTGCAATTGCAAGGTTAGAACTTGATGTGTTATCAATCCAAGCTAACATCCCTCTTGGAGCTGATGCTGAGGCTGTAGCAACTCTCTCACTCCAACCACCCACCGGTCTCATTGAGCCATCATGCCATCTTACTAAGTTAGCATCTCTCCATCTATTAGACGCTTCAAAATCTGTACCGTTACGGTAAATTCCGGGTTGTAAATCTAGTGGTATTAAACTCATGCTGCTATTGTTGTCCAAGTGTCTGTTGATTCAGGAATATCTGCCCATGTGTCTGTGCTTTCTGCAACTACACTCCAAGAGGTAGTGCTATTAATAATATCTTCCCACTTCTCTCTACCTATTGTTATAGTGACCGATACACCGTCCGATACTGCACTAGATTGTTGAACTCTATTGCATATAGCTGTAACTATAGAATCTTCTTGAGTCTCGGCACTTCCATTATAGATAACCTGTGCTTTTGCAATTACTTGACCTGTAGCAGTAAGCTGACCTGCCGTAAGATGAATCTTCTCAGCATTAACCAAATATCCAGAAGTAACAACAGATGATGCACTAGACTCTCTAACTCTAATAGAATCCGATATAGTGGACGAAGTTGCAACAATATCTGACTCAGCATTAACTATCTTGCTTGATACTGCAAATATTACAGTGTCGCCCATTGTGATAGAGCCTGACTCTCTTATTCTATAAGAATCAGCACTTGAGGTTGAGTCCGCAACAACGGTTAATGAACCGTCCTCTAGGTCGGCTGTGGAATACTTCGCTCTATTGTATTTCCACTGGTTGTATAACATTTTAGTTCAGAGTAATATCTAAGTCCGCATTCGGAATACGGAACACGTCACCTGAATCAATAGTCTTTGCAGTTGTCAATGTCGCATAAGCCATCAAGTTACCTGATGTTGCTGCATCGAACACTCCAACGTGCGTCACCGTACCCCAGTTATTAGTGGCAGTTGCCCACTCTAGTGCTGCATTGTTTGATGTGGTGTTTCCTGCAGTAGTAAATGCTACTGTCTGACGAGCGTAAGCTCCACCTGATAATTCTGTACCGCCACCTGTCTCACCGGGTGCTGCTGTGTATAAAGCCACATATAACGTAGATGGAGCTGAGTAAGCCGAACCTGCAAATACGTGGTCTAAGATTTCTGTTTCTAAAAAGTTTGTAAATGACATTATCCTTGTCCTCTTATTTTAAGTTTTAAGCCTGAGCCACTAAATCTAGCATTCTCAGATACTTCGTTTAATCGTGCAACGGAAGCGCTATACATCTGCGCCCAAATTGCAACTCTCTCATCTTCGCCTAGATACGGTGCTGAATGTAGTAGTGTGCCATAAAGGTACACATCAGGTGCTTCTAGTAAAAGCCAATTATTAGCATTACTTGAACTAAGAGCTGTTGTCTTAGCGTAGTAAAGCAATTCTGTGTTTGTTTCAGCAGAAGGTGTTGGGTAGAACTGAAATTGACCGTCTGCGTGTGTGTAATGTGTTGCTGTTCCTGAGGCATCATTATTAGATGCTCTCTTGTCTGCCATAGCTGACCTAGAGATTAAATCAAGAGGTGATGTTCCGTTGTCTGTGACGTGGAATCTAATAGTCTCCATCCAATCAGTAGGTATCTGTGAATATTCATCTCCACCTGACTGTTGACCACTAGCGCGTTTCTCCATCTTCCAATGACGAATGTCTCTGTTAATCTGAGATTCAGCTAATGCAATGAAGTTATCAATAGCCGATGATAAGTCATCTCTATTAAGAAAGTCCGCTACTGCGGATTTAAGAGTTGCGTACGTGTTTATAGCCATAATTTCATTATATCCCTATTTGATTGAGGTTGGAGGGTTATTGTTGTACTTGAGTATATGGTCAACATAATCTGCTTCGCTACCTGTCCAATTATCTTGTTTACGCCAACGATTTATCTGCTTTTGTGACGGAGTATTACTATTAAATTTTTGGTATCTGTTCTTATAAGCAGACTTCATGCCTTTCTTTATAATTGCATCAGTGAAATGCTCTAATGAGTCTTTTCCGCCTTCGTGCTTAGTGATAGCCTTAATCATCTTGTACATATTCTCATCAGACAATTTGGTTGTAGCAGATATACCGACATCTCTAGCCACGTCCTTGATGTATGACTTAGT